GTGAACAGGTACCAGATCGATGCCAACGTGGACACCGGCCAGAGCTGGATCAGGTAGCGAACGTCCATGCGAATGCGGTTAGTAAGCGCCATGCCTACGTCCTCCTAGATCATCGTAACGCTGGCGCGTAAACGCTAGCTCGTTGCGACCTCGTATTCAACCACGATGACGGCTCCGATCTGGGAGCAGACGACGAGGTCCCCCGGTGACACCGCGGCGGCCAGGCCTACGGCCGCCGGGTAGAACTGGGCGTCGGCGGCGGCCTGGCCCAACCTGATGATCTTGATGGTCCCGCCGGAGACAGAGTCAACGTGCGCAAAGAACTTGCGCGAGCTGTAGATCCTCTTAGCGTCGTCCTGTGACACCTTGCGTACGTTCATGTTCGCCTACTCGTCGCTGATCGTGCGGTTGTGGACGTGGCCGACCGTGTGGACCATCGGGCCGGCCTCAGCGCTGAGGCCGCGCTCCCACTCCAGCACCATCCACACTGACGGCACGCCCCCGTGCGAGTCGTCTTCGACCTCCACCGAGTAGAACTCGTGTGGGCCTCTCCTCGGGTCGGCGAACGTAGGGAGCGTAGCGACGTGGACCTGGCTGTCCACCCAGCGCAGCCTGAAGTCGGCGATGGCGAGCGCCGTCGTATCGTCCAGGATGCATGACGTGGACGGGTCGTGGTCGTAGTTGATCTCCTCTACGCGTTCGCCCACGTTGGGCACAGAGATCTCAGAGGCCGCGTCCTCGTTGCGCTTCATGTAGTAGCCGAAGTCGGCGTGGAACGGGTCGTCGATCAGCACGACGCACACGTTGGCCTTCGAGGACTTGTCCTCGCGCCTGATGTACGGCTGGGCCGCAGAGATCATCCGCGGCTCCTCGTCGTCAACGTACGTCACCGAGACGGTCTCCGTGTAGGGGTTGATCTGCTCCTTCGTCACGAACACGCCGCTAGCGTTGGGCCACGGCGTATGGAAGTTGAGCCCGAAGCACAGGTCGCTCACGATGTTGAGCCACGTCGTCTCAGGGTACGGCGGCCACGTCACGTTCACAGGCGTGGTCGAAGCCGGCAGGTTGCTCATGTCGTACTCGAGTCCGAGCGCGGTGAACACGGCACCGACTGCGGTTGCGTAGCTCGTGCCAGACGCAACGGTGTACGATGTTGCGGGCCCCGAATCGAGGAGGTCCACAGACAGGTCGGCCGCCTCGCACAGGATCGTAGGGTCTCCGTCGGCGCTGTAGACGAAGTCGGCCACGTCGAGCTTGAAGAGCCCCAGCGGGAACGACACCCACTCACCGGCGATGTAGCGCTCCTCGATGACGGCGATCACGTCGGTCGTGGCGTCGAAGTCGACGGGCAGCCTGTTCACGAGCAGCTCGATGCCGCCCAGCGTCATCGTCGTAGGCGCGAAGCTGCTCATCCTGAGCGTCGGCGCAGAGTCGGCGATCAGCGCCGCGGAGATGTCGTCGATGAAGAGGTTGTCGCGCGTGCGCCGCTGCCAGCGCCAGCGCACCACCATCGGGCCGTAGCGGCCGGAGAGGGCGTCGAGCACCTGGCCTGCGGTAGGGGCCACCTAAACCTCCTCGTCGTAGTAGACTTCGACCGCCTCGAGCGTCACGGTGCTGAACTTCGGGTCGTCGGCCTTGTTGATCCCGTTCAGCAGCGCGACCATGATCCGCGTGCTCGAGTACCCCGTGCGCAGGCAGAGCATGGCGCCAGACGAGTACTGTGCCTCCTGGAGCGTCACGAGCGCGTTCCAGAACCCCGGCACCGAGTGGTACTGCGGCGCGAGCGAGACGCTGACCTCGCGCCAGAGCCCCTCGCCTACGATGAGCGAGGGCGTCCTGCGCCCGCGCGCGCGTACGAGCTGCGTGGTCTGCACGTAGCCGACGGCCACGGACGTTGCCGGGAGCTCGACGTACGAGGCCTCCGAGCCCACCACGTGGAGGAACGCGCTCGTAAACGCGAGCGTCTCAGCGACCTCGGTCGGCACGCTCTCGAGCAGGTCGCCCGCGGTGTTCGACATCCACGACACGCCGTACGTGTGCTCGACGTTCGGGGTCGCCTCGTAGTCGTTGTACGTGACCGTGTCGATGTCGTCGATGATCGCGATCCGTACGTCGTCGCGGTAGACGTTGTACTGCACGAACGTCTGGCCCACGCCTGGCACGATCTCGGTCCACGCGAGCGCGTTGTACGGTAGGGTGAGCACTACACGCCTCCAGACGGCGTTACTGTAAGGCCCGTGATCGGGTCAGGCGGCGTCCACGAGGTCGTGAACGCGGTGATCGCGCTCAGACCCTCGATGCCCAGGCTGTCGTGCGTCCTGACCCTCCAGTAGTAGGTCGTGGCGTTGACGGGCCGCCCGCCCGACCACGACGCCGGGACGTTGACGTGCTCCTCGGTGGCTGAGGCGACCTGACCGCTGTCATAGACCGTGGTCACGCCGCCCGAGTCGGAGAACACCTCGACCTGGTAGTCATTCTGCGGCGCGGTGTAGGTCGCCTCCCCCGTGGTGTTCGTCCACTCGAACGTGAACCCAGGCTGCGACACGGTTCCGGCCGAGGCCGGCGTGTCGTTGGTGACCGTGTAGTTGCCCAGGAACATGAGGAACTGGACAGTGCGGAACGGCGGCTGCCCGTCGGCAATCGCGTCCACTGTCTGCGCCCCGGACCCGGAGGCGGTGCTAGAGCTGGTCGCCGTGCCGTACGCATGGATGTGCGTCTGGCGGGCCAGCGTCGTCGTAAAGCTCGTGTCTGCCGGTGTGCCAGACGAGTCTCCAGCGCTGGACGTGCCGCTGTGGGTGTGCGTCTGATCGTGGGTGTGGCCGGCCGGGTCAGTGTGGTCGTGGCCGAGCGCGCCGCCGGTGTTAAGCAGCTCGCTCAGTGCGTCTGCACCCTTGAGGAACTTGTCACGCAGGTCCGGCGTCCCGTTCGTGCCATCGCACAGCGCGTAGCCAGACGGGATGGCGGAGAGCAGCAGGAGCGTCGCCACGATGGTGCCGGTGGGGAGATCCACGCCGCCGGTGTCGTTCTGCACGACCGCCAGCTTCGTCCACGGAGGCTCGACGCTCGTGGCCGTACCGGTGTCGGCACTGGTACCGCTGGCGATGGTGCCACCAGACACTGTTACGGTGTGAGTGTGAGAGATGCTCGACGCACCTGCACCGCCGCTGCTCAGTGCAGACTGGCTGTTTGCAGACGCGGACAGGGACACCGTGTGGGTGTGATTCGAAGTGTGTGTGTGGGCCACGCCGGTGTGCGAGTGAGAGGACGAGCCACCAGTGCCGCCGCCGTCACCGGCAGCGGTAGCGCCCCTCAGAAACGCGTTCTTGGCCGCGGCGGGCTGTGACCAGTCGGTCGGGAGCGGGTCGTCGTTCCACCACGCCCACGCGCCGTCAGGGATGCCGAGCGGCGTGCCGTCGCTCTCGATGAAGATGACCTCGACGTACGGGGGAAGGCTGCTAGCGGTGTTCCACGTCGCCGCGGTTCCACCAGACGTCCCGGAGACAGAATCAGAGGTGTTTCCGGCATGTACGTGGTCTCCACGTACCCAGTCGGAGGTGCCCTCCTCGTAGTAGTGGTATGTAGCATTACCAGCGCTGCTGTTTCCGCCTGTAGCATGCGTGTGGGCAGAGATGCTGTGCGTGTGGCTAGGCGACGTGTGGGTGTGCGTCGTCGCACCACCAGTGACGTCAGCCTCAGTGCTGGCCGCAGCGCCCTTGACGAAACGGCCGTCGAGCGAGGTGACACGGTCCCACCCCGACAGCGCCGCGACCGTGGCGTTCGTACCGGGGTGCATGACGATGATGCCGGCAGGTACGGCCACGTAGCTATCCTCCGGCCATCAACCTCCACGGGTCGATGATGGCTGCACGCACCATCTTGGAGATGACGTCCAGCGTAGGGGCCTCAGTGCTCGGGTCCTGGACCATCATGTCGATGATCTTCAAGGACATGGCCTTGGTCACGTCGCCGAGGGAGGCGTTCCTCGAGACGGTGACGGTCACGTTGGCCTGGTAGGTGGCGTCGTTAGCGCTCGGGCCCCCGAGCTGCTGGCGCACGTCGAACGTGATGACCTCGTAGCGCGCGCCTACCACGCGCGACGTGATCTTGGGGTACAGCGTCGGCACGGGCTACGCCTCGGCTGCGAGGACTGCCCGCCACTTGCCGGCGGCGTACTCCTGAAGCGTAGGCGCGATGTCGGCAACGCCGCCGCGCGTGAAGTAGACCTCCACGACGCCGAGGTCCGTGACCTTCACCGTTACGCCTGTGGTCCCGCCGTCGGTCAAGTTGTTGACCGTCGCGTAGACGTCCTCGCCGGGGGCGCGGAGCTCGACCTTGTAGCCGACGTTCGGGATGTCGATCGTCGCCGTCACGTCTACGAGGCCCGCAGGTGCGTGGATGTTGCCGCCTGGCATAAGCTCGCGCCCCCTTGAGGTGCTAGGCCTCTGGGCCCAGCTCGATGCGGTCGACCTCAACGCCGTCGCGCGTGGCGACCGCGACGAGGTTGCCGTTCGCGAGCAGCTCGACAGCGAGGCCCGTCGAGCCGCCGTCGACCGCGTTGTTGACGTTCGCGTAGACCGTCTGGTCCGGGGCGACGAAGTGCGTCTTCTCGCCGTCGTTGTCGAGGTCGAACTCACGGGTCACCGAAGCGAGCCCCTGAACGACATGAATGTTGCCACCAGCCATAGCGCGTATCCCCCTAGCGAACCGTGTCTAGTTCGCGAACTTCCTGCACGCGAAAGAACTCGCGGCTGGTCACATTGTATGCCTTGCGCAGCGCCTCGGCCTCGGACGCGGCCCTGACGATTACGAGCATCGCGTCAGGGAAGCTCCCGTGCTCCGGGTCGAACCCGGTGGACGCGGTGATCGACCACTGCAGGTCCTGTGCGTCCTCAGGCCTCTCTACGGGGCCCCTCAGCTCGATGTCGGCGGCCGACCTCATGGACTTGACGACGCCGCGAAGCTGCGCGTCGACCGCCGCCCTGAGCTCGGTCTCCCTCGAAGGTGGGGTGCGCCTCTCGCGCACGCCCGCGGTTGTCCTCGTCCTAGCCTTGGTAGTCACTGCTACTCTCTCCTAGTACTGGCGTGCGCCCGCAAACCGAGCGCCGCGGCCCTGGTCAGTATCCATTGTACGCCGTACGACCTTGACAGTCCTAGAGTCTAGGAGCTCATTTCCGATGTAGATGTTGATGACCTCTTCACCGCCGTGGCGCGCCTCCTGCAGGCGGTTGTGGACGACCTCGCCGTCGTGCATGTACGCCCAACCGTCGCCCTGCTTCTGACCGCCGTTCTTGAAGGCGGGCACGCCGCCGAGCGCGGTGATCTTGTTGCGCATCGACTCGCTGACGAACTCCGGCACGCCGGCGAGCTTGTTCTTCAGCCCGAGCGCGTTGAGCATCGAGATCTGCGAGTCGTTCAGGTTCGGCACGCCGCCCGAGGCGATGCCCGCCGCGGCGCGGAGCGCACCGATCCGGCCGAAGAGCTCGGTGATCACAGGCTCGATGGTCGTCCTGAGGCCGAGGACGATCTGCTCGCCCATCGAGCGCCCCGCTGTCTCCCACTCCGGCACGTACTTGGCGATCAGGCTCACGATGTCAGCGAGCGACTGCTCCTCGAGCATCTTGCGCGCCTCAACCTCGAGCGCGTACGCCTCGGTCGCCTTCGAGTACGCGTCCTTCGCCGCCTGCAGCGACGCCTCAAGCGACGCGGCAACGGCCTCACGGTCGGTCTCGTACACCGCGAGCTTCTGTTCGAGCTGCAGCTTCATGTTCTCGATCTCGGTCGCGGCGCCGTCCTTGATGCCGTCGATCTGGTTCTTGAGCGAGTCGCGCAGCACCTGCTGCTCGAGCTTCTCCCTGTCGTCGAGCAGCTTCTTGCGCTCACGAGGGTCCCACGCGAGCGCGAGCGCGTCGGCGATCTCCTGGAACTCATCAGCAACGTTGGCACTGTCCATCGCGGAGAGCTGCGCCTCGATGGCCGCCACCTGTGCGTCGCGGCGCGCCTCGATCTGCGTGATGGCTAGGTCGGTCGACTGCTTGGCCTGCTTCTCCAGCGTGTCGTAGTGCTTCTCCCACCGCTTGATCTCGCCTTCGAGGTTGTCCTCGAGCACCTTGAAGCGCTCGGAGTACTGCCGCTCGAGCGCCTGCACCAGGTAGCCGCCGAGCTCGTCGAGCGCGCTGATCCCCTCGTCGACCCTCTCCTGAAGCGCGTCCTGCAGGTCCTCCCAGACCTCGGTGAACGTCTTGACCTTCTTCGCGGCCTTCTCAGCCGTGTCGCCGAGGGCGTCGAAGTCGTTCTCGGTCTCCGCTAGGCCGGGGCCGGGACCTGCGCCCGGAGGAGTGAAGTCGACCATGCCGGCCGCCATGTTCTCGTACTCGGAGTCGTACCACCGGTCCTTCTTGTAGCGCGTGCGGACGCGCCCGAGGTCGAGCCTGGTGTCCACACCCCAGTCGCCAACACCGGTTACCTCGCCGATGTTGACCTTGGGCAGCTTGTTCAGCGCCCTGATGGCCTCGTTGACGCCCTCGAGGATCTTGTTGATGAAGTCGGACATCTTGCTGAGGGTCCAGTCGAACATGCCGATGAAGGCGTTGCCGATGCCCTCTGCGAGCGCGATGATGGCGTTTGCACCGGACTCCCAGTTCGCCACGAGGATCGGGATGAGCGCAACCAGCCCTGCGATGATGAGGGGCAGGCCTCCGAACGCGAAGTTGAGCGCGGCGGCGATGGCCATGATCGCCGCGATCATGACCGACTTGTGATCCAGGATGAAGTTGAAGAGCTTGCCCGTGTAGACCAGGATCCTCTCGACGCCTACGAGCCACTCGTCGAGGATCGGCTTGACCTCGTTGTTCCACCACTTCTTAAGGCGCGGCCCGTTGTCGTTGAACCAGGTGAGGATGCCCTCCATTGCGCTCTTGATGTGGACGTTGATCATGTCGCCGAACGAGATCATCACGTCGGTGATGATGTTCTTGAAGGTCTGGATCGACGCGGCGAAGGTGCCGAACACGCGGTCGGACTCCCTCAGAAGTGCGTTGGTGTTCGTGAACTCCTTCTCTGCCGTCGCGAGGTGCGCGCTAAGCTGGTCGGTCGCACCCATCAGCTTGAGGAAGACCTCGAGCGAGCGCTCGCCGCCCAGGCCCACCTGGTCGAGCGCGACAACGGCCTCCTCACCCATGCCTCCGAGGCCCTTGAGGAAGTGCTGCAGCGCGCCGTAGGCGTCGTCGCGCCACATCGCACCGAACTCAGCGGACGTCATGTTTGAGATGGCCGCGAACTTGTCGAGCTCGTCGCCGCCGGCGACGACGCTCTCGGTGATGAGGACGAGCGCACGCTGCATGGCGGTGCCACCGCGCTCAGCCCTGATGCCGAGCTCGGGGAGCGTCGTAGACAGCGCGAGGATCTCAGCCTGGCTCAGCCCGACCTGGTGGCCCATGGCCGCGATGCGCGATGCAAACTCGACGATCTCGGGCTCGTTGGTCGCGGCCGTGTTACCGAGCGCGACGACCGCGGAGGCCATCTTCTCGATCTCTCCCGTCGCCCCGGCGGCGCCGAGGTTCACGCCGGTGACGTGGCCTAGGCGTGCGAAGGCGATGGCCGCACCCTCGGTGGTGAGGTCGGTTGCCACGCCGATGCGGGCGATGGTCTCGATGAAGCCGGTCAGGTTCTTGTCGCCGCGAACGCCGAGCTGACCTGCGATCTGGCCGATGCGAGCGAGCTCGTTGGCCGAGATCGGAAGCTCCTTCGCGAGGCCGCGGATGCCGTCACGCAGAAGCTCGATCTCGGCCTCGGTGCCGCCGATGGTCTTGATGACGCCGGTGAACGCCGACTCGAAGTCCATGGCGGCCTTGATCGACGCGCCGGTGAACATCGCCCCTGTTGCGGCCGCGGCCGAGGCGGCGCCGATGGCGACGTGCCGTGTCATAGACGTCATCGTCGCCTGGAAGCCCTTGGCCGCCATCTGGGCCTTGATCATGTCGGTGACGAACCCGCGCGTGTCGGCCTGAACGCGCACCATGAGCTTTGCTAGGCTTCCCATGGTGTGTTACCTCTACGCGCTAGTCGTTGAACAGGTGGTCCGGCACCAGGGCCGGGGCCTCGCCCTTCCTCGACACGATCTTGTCGTCCTTCCCAGGACGACGGCCTCCTCGGCCCATGTTCCTGACCTCAGCGTCCTCGTTCTCGACGATCGAGTACGCGATCCACTCCGAGAGCTCCCTGCTCGTCATGGACTGCAGCAGCTGTCGCCGCGTAGGGATGCCAAGCTCCTTGCACAGCGACAGCTGGAACCTACGGCTGGGGTTCTCCCTGAAACTCCTCTACGAGCTCCTCGACGTCCTTCTCGCCGATGCCGGAGAGCCTCGACGCGACCTCGTACAGGCGGTCGAGCGCGGACGCCGACTTCTGGCCGAGCTTCGCGATGTCGCCGTCGGTGAAGAGGCGGGTGCCGTTCTCATCGACGACGCAGCGGGCGACCAGGCCCGCGCGCATGTTCTTGAAGTTGAGCTCGCGCGTCTTGCCGCGGCGCTCGACGAGCGAGGCCTCGAACGAGTCGCGCTCCTCGCCGGTCATGCCGCGCACGAAGACGTGGCCTCCCCACTCGGGGACCTCGACCTGCTCACGGGCGATGTCCTGTACGGACAGGATGACGTCCTTCGTTAGTGCGTTGCTCACTGTGCTCCCTCCGGGGGTGCTACTAGCGAGCCGTCAGCAGGTCCTTTAGGCCTTCCTGAGGCTCAGTACGTGTGTGCTATCCGTTCCGCCTGAGCACGCCGCCCAGGTAGAAGTCGATGTTGGCCTGCGCGCCCCAGGCCACGACGTAGACGCGCATCTTAGCGGCGGTCGCCGCTGAGACGATCGACCTCGAAACGATCCTCCACTCGGTGGGCGACATCACGAGCTCGCCCGACGAGTTGCCGTTCAGGAACTCGTCGGAGGCGTTGTACTCCGCAGCGAGCAGCTGAACGGACCCGGTGCCCCGCACGTACGCCTCGGTGAGGTACGACGTGCTCGGCAGGATGGTCTCGAACGCGTGAACGATGCCCGCCTGGTCCTGCTCGGTCGGCTCCACGTGGATCGCGTAGCCGTCGAACTTCACGGGCGTGGACACCAGCGAGATGTCGACCGCGCCGTTAGCGGCCCACCCGTCTAGGCCGTTCACGAAGTTGCCGTTCTCGATGAACGGCCTGCGCCTGAACACGGGCGGGTTGATGAGCGGCACTAGGCCTCCAGGACCGTGTACTTGTGGCCGATCGTCGTCGCGATCACGGACACAACGCCGGTGTGAACGACTGCGCCCTCCATGATGAAGGAGGCCCCAGGCAGGAGCGGGATCGACCCCACCGTAGCGATGGCCGCGGTGCCGTCGAGGTTGAACCAGAGCGTCTCTCCGGTGTCTACGTCGTCGTCGATGTTGAAGATGGCCAGGTACACCCGGTCAGGGTTAGCGGCGAGCGCGACCTCGGCGGTCGCACCAGCAACCAGAGCGCCTGACCCGGCGTTGTCGACCGCCTTACGGATAGGCGTTACGGTGGCCATTAGGCGCCGGTGGTCCTGGAGAGCGTGCCCGCCGAACGGAACGTCGCGCGAACGACCGCGAGGTCGCCGACGGCGCCGTCAACCGGGCCGTACGACTCGAGCACCACGTTGCCCTCGTAGGTCGGGTTGGTCGCGGACTCGGCCGAGCCTGCTACGGGCACGATCGCGATCGCGAACGCTGCGGCGCCGACGAGCGGGAACAGCGTCGCGTCGACCTCACCCGCGGCGAAGTCCTGGTTGAACTCGACGTCCACGGACCAGTTGAGCAGGCCCGGCTTGTTCTTGCGGGTGTCGAGGCTCATCGCGGTCTCGTCCTGCATCTCGGCCTCGTAGGTGACGGAGACCGACCTCACGTGGTCGGACAGGTCGACGGCGTTGACCGTCACCCCTGCGTCGGTCCAGATCAGCGTTGCCATGGTTCATACCTCCGAAAAGTGAGGGACACCGAGGCCCCGCTCACTGGCTATTGTACGTTACGGCTGGTTCTCGATTCCAAGAAGCACAACCGCGGTGAACGACGTTCCGACGAACGTCCAGGAGAGCCTCCAGTACGTGTCGGTCTGCGCCGTCGTGTAGACCTTACGCTCCGAACCCACCGCGGTGAGCTGCGTCATCGAGACCCGCGTGGTCTCGCCGCCTGCAGACGCGTCGGCGTCCGACTGGACCGCGATGTCGAGCGAGGTCCCGTCGAACTGCGTCAGGTGCACCTGGGCCACGAGCTGCTTCGTCGCGGTGATGGCCCCGAGCTGGATCTTGCTCGACACGTCGCTGCCTGTGTCCTGGACGTGGGGCATGAAGACCTTGCCCTGCGTCGGCTTGTAGCGCGCGTTTGCGCTCAGCCGTACGGCCAGCAGGTCGCCCACGGCGCCGTCGAGCGCGTACGACTCGATCTGGAACTCGCCGAAGTAGGCGATGTTGCCCTCTGTCGACCCCTGAGGGATGACGGCCAGCAGCTGTCCCTCCTGCGACGGTCCGCCGAACTCCTCTAGGTCGGGGTCGGCCGCGGCGTTGTCGTAGAAGGTGTTGACCTCGAGCGCCGCCGTCCTGAGGCCCGGCTTGTTCTTGCGCGTGCCGAGCCCGAACACGGTCTCGTCCTGCATCTCGACCTCGAGCCCCAGCGTGACCTGGTTGGTCTTGCCCGAGAGGTTCAGGTCCTTGAGGTAGATCTCGGTGTCCTTCATGATGAAGGTGGCCATGGGTTAGTCCTCCTCGTCGAGGTCGTCGTCCTCGAAGACGTAGACCTCGCTCTGCGGCGCGGGCGGTGCGCCAACGTCACGTAGGTGGCCGCTTGCGACGAGATCGGCGACCGCGTCAGGGTCCGCCACGAACTCGGTTCCGCGGCCGCGGCGAACGCCGTCCACGGCTACGGGCGCACCCACGACCTTGAAGAGTCGGTTAGACATTGGTCAGCTCCTCCGAGCCATCGCTGTTCACGAAGACCTCGTACCTCTGGCAGAACACCCTGCCAGCGTTGCCCATCACGCCGGCGGGTAGGTGTGCCTCCGCGCGACACGCCGCGTGGTTGTGCGCGAGGGCGGCCACCTCGGCGGGCGTAGGAGGCCTAGACGCGTCCTCCGGCGAGATCAGGTCGTTGTCGTCGGTGTCGTCGGCGACCTGCAGCATGTTCGCCGCGGTCTCCACCCCGATGCGTGCAGCGTGAAGCGCTGCGTACGCCGCGTCAAGCTGCGCGAGCACCGCCTCCCTGAGGGTTAGATCGTGGGACTCCATGTAGGTCCTCCTGTGTTGAAATACACCGTCAGCTTGCGCTTGCACTCTGACCTCGTACACTGTAGCTCGATCGGCCCGCCGTTGAGGCCGCTATCGAATCTGAGCAGGAGCCTGCGGCAGTACGGGCAGTCAAGCCGGTACAGCCCGTCGGGGCCTACGTCAGGAACCTTGCCCACTACCCTGCACCCCTGAGCCAGCACTCGTAGGTGCAGGCCCACATCGGTCGCTCACCTGTGTCCGGGGCCGCCACCATGTACGGTTCCACCTCAGCCATGATCTTATCGTAGGTGTGGCTGCCTACGGTCACACCCGAGGCAAACCTGAGCAGCGCGTGGATGCTCGACATGAGCGCCTCGCAGGCCTCCATGCCGTCCTTCGGCGCACGGACGGTCACCTGCACGATGCCGACGGAGTACGCGACCCTGGCCGCGACGGTGCTGCCCATCACGTACTCGGAGGTGCCGCCCGGGACGTCACGTACGGCCGCGGCGAGCTCGGTGACCACCTGCGCCTCGGGGATGGCCCCAACGTAGATCGCCGTGGAGCTCAGGGCCGTCCTCAGGTACGTAGCGATGTCCTCAGAGAAGAACGCCATTAGATCTTCACCCCGAAGAACACGTGGTCCGAGTCACGGCTCTCGCTGAACGACCCCTCGAACTTCTTGAAGACCTCCCTGAACGGCGTCTCCAAGAACTTGGAGTGCGTCGGGTGGTTCTCGTGGACGTTCACCGCGTACGGGGCCGTGTAGCCGATCTCGACCGTGTTCTTGTTGATCATGCGGATGTAGCCGGACTTCTGAAGCTCGCCTGACGACACGGGCACTAGCGCCTGTGACCTCCGGTAGACCTCGATGACGTGCTGCGTTAGCCGCTGGTCGGCGAGCGACGGCGCCGCGAACATCGCCCGGCTGATGATGCCTGCGATGTTGCGGAACCCTGCGTACTGCACGCCCCAGCTGAGGCCCGGCGCGATCGTGAGGAACGAGCCGTAGCCACGTCCGAGGCCGAGCGTACCAGCCTGACCGCCGGAGATGGACGCGCCTCTGGAGCCGCGCGTGAACCCGCCTCCGCGGATGACGCCGCCCTTGAAGCGGCCCGCACTCCTGTTGCGTGGGCCTGGCACGTTAGTTCACCCTCTGCGCGCGACCACAGTAGATCTTGATGTGGTGGTCGCCGTCCTCGTCCGGGATCGTGGAGATGCCTAGAATGTTGGGGACCGTGCCGTCGGCGAGCGTTAGCCTGTCGTCCGGCGTCACCGCGGTAGGCAGCAGGCCCGCAGACGTGGGCCTGATCCAGACGGTGTGGGTTGCGAGCGCGTCGCGGCCGTAGAAGTCGACGATCCTCACGAACTCCTCGATCACGCGCGCGCTGTAGGCCACGTTCGAGCCGTACGTACGCTTGCCGTACATATCGACGCTCGACACCTGTGCAAGCTGCACGGTGGTCGTGAAGAGCTCGTCGAGCGCGCGGTCCCACGCCACTAGGTCACCTCGTTCGGCGATGACGTCTCAGGCATGTCGTGCATCCTGCGCCTGAAGAACGACTGCGGCAGGTCGGTGTCGAGGTCGTCTGACTCCTGCTCGTCGTACGACAGCCCGCCGGCGTAGATCTCGAGCGGCGCGTACACGTTCAGGATCGACTCGAGGTACTGCCTCGCGCGCTCGTACGCGCGCACCTTCTGCGAGGAGAAGATCCTCAGGTCGCCCACCTGCTTGTCAACGTCCTTCGCGAACTTGGCGATCAGCGCGGACACCGCAGCCATCGCCGCGCGGCCTACGTTGTCAGAGTAGGTCGTGAGGAGGAAGGCGATCTCCTCGTCGCTGAGGTCGCCTGGCGAGACCGTGTCGCCGATCAGGAATCGAACGGCGTCCGTTGTGTCGGTCGCCGGAGCGTTCGTGTACGTAAAGGTCACCTGGCCTCTCCCCCTAAGGTAGGGGGCCCGAGCCGCGTGTGCAGCCCGGGCCCCCGTAACCTGACCTACCTAGCCGTTAGCGGGGTGCTACGGCCTCGATGCGCAGAAGAGGAACCTGCGGACGTCCACGGCCTTGACCGCGGTCGAGGTCGACTCGATGTAGAACACCGGCGACGCCTCCTCGTCCTCGTCTAGGGCCTCGGAGACCTCAGCGACCTGGGCCTTGTTCACGAAGAACCTGGCCGTGCCGTCGGCGCCGTCGACCTCCACGCGCACGCGCTGGTACGTGCCGGCCGCGGCGAGGTTGACACCGGAGTCAACGACCGTCATGTCGGCCGCCGCGTCGCTCTTGTTGTGGGCGACGTAGAGGCGGTCGGCGTCCGTGTAGCCGACGTTCTGGTGGATCAGCGCGAGGTCGTCCTGGACCAGCGTCGCGACCGTGGTCGCGGCGGTGATCGGCGGGTCGAACGCGTCGGCTGCGAGGCCGACGAAGCCGATGCCGTAGCCCCGGAGCGTGATGGCGGAGACGCTCGTGAACTCGACGTCCACGATGCCCAGGCCGTGCTGGTCCGGCTGGTAGACGCCTGCCTTCGTGCCGATCGCGACCGTGTGCGCGACCTCGTCGGTCGTGGTGAGCCGCATCACCGGCCCGCCCTCGCCTACCGAGGCGACCGCACCGGAGTCGGTCTCCGCGACGCCCTGGCCGAAGACGCGCAGGCCGGAGCCTGCCACGATGGCCGCCGCGTCGGTGTTGGCGTGGGCCTTGCCGACCTCGTCGCGGAAATCGGTGTCGATGCCCCAGAGGGGCGAGCCTGCACCGACGCTGAGCGGCACCCAGTACGGCGCCGTGATGGTGCCGTCGTTGCGCCAGACCGCGCCGTTGGAGTAGTCGTAGTAGAGGCTACCCTTGCCGGCCTCGTTCAGACCGGTGCCGTAGGTGCCCGACTTCGGGGAGCCCGTGCCCTCGAAGATGCCGCCGCCGCGCCTGAGGCGAAGCGGGCCGTTGAGTAGAAGTCCGCGCGGGTCCTTGTTCACGCCCACAGTGTGCTACCTCCTATTGGTAGAGCTGGCCGATGCCGCTTGGTTGCTTGTTACGCCTCGAAGGGGAAGCGCTGCCCCACCTTCGATACCGCGTCCTCGGGCGGAAGCCCGTCTAGCTGGGCCTTCACGGCCTCCAGCAGGATCTGCTTGTTGGGGTAGACGGCGTGCGTCGGGTCGACGATGCCGAGCGACCTCGCGGTCTGCTCGAGCTCGCTACGCGACTGCTCGTCGAGCGGCTTGCGGACCGCGGCCTCGGCGACGGTCTCGCCGGTCTCGGACGGCTCGTCGCCGTCGTCGTCCCCCTGGGCCTCGTCACGCTCGATCGCGTCCTCGGCGTCGTCACGCTCGTCGGCGCCCTCTTCCGAGGCCTCAGGCCCGTCAGAGGCGTCCTGGACGTCGCCTACGTTGAAATACGCGAACATCGACGCCCTGAACGCTACGACCGCGTCGAGGTCGGCCGCTGCACGGGCGACCATGGCGTTGACGGTCTCGACGACGTTCTCGGGGAGCGTGGCGACCGCGCCGCCGGCCTGTGCTAGCAGGCCCTCGATGTCGGAGAACTCGACGGTCCGGATGATGTTGTTGCGCCGGAGCTGCTGCTCCTTGCCGGGGTTGAACAGCCCGACCGGCATGATCGAGCCGCTCGGGTACACAACGCCCTCAGAGGTTACAGCACGGGTGAAGATGTCGACCTGCACGAGGTTCTACTCCTACTGAAAGGGGCCCGCCCGTCGAAACGAGCGGGCCCCTACTATGCTCTTGGTTCCGCCGACGCTACGCGGCGACTGCGCCCGAGAAGAAGATGCCCAGGTCTGCGGCGACCTGCTTGAAGTCGATGGTCATCTCTGCCTCGACCCTGACGGACTTCTTCAGCGGCATCGGGATCACGCTCGTGCGTGCGCCCGTGCCCAGGCCGGTCACGCCGCTGGTGCCGGTGTAGCCGGTCCACGCGAACGCGTAGCCTGCCGATGCCTCCATGAGGGACGGCGCCGGTGCGGCGTAGCAGAGCAGCGCGTTCCTACCGTAGTAGAACGAGTAGGAGTCTGCGACGCCCTCGGCCGCGGTGTTCCTCGTGGCCTTCGCGGTCATGACCCGGTCGATGCCCAGGAGCGAGCCGATGAGCTCGTCCGTGATCACGCCGCGCTGCGTGAACTTGATGCGGTCGAGGATGTCCGGGTGGCGCCGCAGGGCAGCGCCGACCTTCGGGCCGAGCAGGAGCGTGTTCGGCTCCTTGCCCGTCTGCTCGAGCATCTCGAGCTTCAGGGTCTCGATGTCCTCGATCGGGGTCGATGCCGGGTCGTTCCACTGGAGGAACTGGTCGGCGCCAGGCGCGGCTGCGACGCCGGTCTGGTCGTTGCCCGATGCAGCGCCGGTCCAGATGCCCGTCGTGAAGTAGTCCGCGACGAACTTGGACTCGAGCTTCATGAGCAGCTGACCTGCGACCCACCGTGCGGCGTCGGCCCGAAGGTCGATCATCGCATCGGCGTTGCGCTCGATCTGCTCGTCGATGTCCTTGTGGACCGCGAACACGTCGCAGTAGTACGTGTCCGTGCCGAGGGACCAGCCGGAGCCGGCGGACTCGGTCGACGGCGCGCGGAGCTGCGCCTCCTCACGGAACCAGTCGGCCTGGTCGTACGTGAAGTACTTGTCGGACTGCCGTGCGGACGGGACGATCGGGAAGACCTTGCCCGCAACGAAGTTGCTCGCCTCCTGCATGTAGGCGATCGAGATGTTGGTGAGGACGCGGTCTACGTGAGCGTCGGAAGATGGCTGTGGCATCTACTTGCTCCCTCCTGTAAGGGGTGTTGTGCTAGAGCTGACGCTCAGACTAGGCCTGGTTGACGTCCATCACGCCCGGGATCATGAGCAGGATCGAGGTGACCTGTCCCGCGGCGCCTGCCGGCTCCTTTGCGATGCCGACGACGAACTCGTTCTCGGCGACGGTGGCCACCGCGCGGCCGGAGCCGTCAACGGTCACCCGCTCGCCCTCCTCGAGGACGCCGCCGGCGATGACCTTGGCGATGCCTTCGTAGGCGACCGCCACCGCGCGACCTGCGACCGATGCGGTCGTGTAGAGCACGCCCACCGAGTCCACGCCGTCGCCGGCTACGTCGACCTGGCCGTCAGCGGCCAGGGCAACGAACTTGTACTGCGCGGCCGACAGGTCACCACCTGCCTCGAAGGTCGCGGTCCTAACGTTCTCCTCGTATGCCATGAGAAGTTCCTCCTTTGGGTTCCGCTACGCCCTAGCGGAGGGACTCTGCGTAGGCGCTGCGGCCCTTGCCGCCTGCGACCGCCTTCGCGATGGACTGTGGGTACGTGAGCGACGGGTCCGACTTGCGGAGCTCCGCGGCCTCGCGCTCGATCACCGAGTTCGGGTCGGCGCTGCCGTCCTGGGCGGAGCCGAACTCCGCGAACAGGGACGACTCCTGCACGGCGCTGTAGAGCTTGCCGAGCACGGTCATGACGAGCTCGATGTCCTCGGCGGTGCCGACGCCCTTCGACATGCGGTACTTCGCCGCGCCGATGGCGTCAGCGTCGGTGCCGAGCTGCGGGAAGGACTTGCGCACGGCCTCGACCGTGTCGCGGATCTCGACCGCCTCGCGCTGAGCAGCGAGCTCAGCCCTGGTCTCCTCGAGCGCCTTGCGGACGGTCTCGAAGTCTGCCTTCGACACCACGGACTCGGTGTCCGCCTTGGCTACGACTGGCTCCTCTGCCACGTGCTGCTCCTCGGCCTTCACGGCCGGCACCTCGACCACGACCGGGGTCGTGGTCGACTCCGCGGCAGGGGTTACCGCCGGGACCTCATCGTTCTTCACGACCTCGTCGGCGTTCGCGGCAGGAGCCGGGTCAGCGGCGACGGTCTCGTCTACCTTGGTGATCGCTGCAACCAGCGCGGCCTTGTCGTCGTCTCCGAGGTTCTTGACCGCCTCGATCAGATCGTCAGTCTTAGCCATTCCATCCTCCTGGGCTGTGGGCGCGCTCTTAGCGAGCACGATGTGGGCGTCCTGGTCGGCACCGGCAGGCACGAGGCCCACGGTGCTTAGGTTCAAGTCGAAGAGACGCTTTGCCTTCACGTTTACACCTTAAACTGTTCGACACCAGTTTTTTAGGAACTGGCCCAAAACAGTACTTTTCGGCCCTAGACCTCGATTTCCTCGGTCTTTGCGGCGCCGAACACGCTGAACATCTTGTACGTGCCGTTCTTGACGCCTTCCCAAGCGGCGTCGTCGACCTTGAAGCCGATCCACCACCCCTTGTTCAGGGTCTTGACCACGTCGGCGGGGATGCCCATGGCGAGGTACTTCTCCTCGGTTGCCATGAACGACTCGACCATGACGCCAGCGATGCGCTCGTGGTCGGCGTCGCCGAGCCTCGACTTCAGCACGAAGTCGTAGGCCGCGGTCTCCAGGTCGTTGAGGTAGATAACGTCGCCCTGCAGGTCGACCTTGGCCTTCGAGGCCGACGCCTGCTTCTCGAAGACGTGTGCGCCGTTTTCGAGGGCCTTAGCTACGAACGTTAGCGCGACCTCGGTCGCGGCGTCGAAGTCGAACTCGAAGTCGTCGTCGGCGTCGGCAGAGAAGGGGACCTGGACGTACTTCACGCCGCCGCGCGACCAGCACTCGGCGATCACGAAGCTGTCGTACGTCGCGTAGACGTAGGAGTCCCAGTACTCGTCGGTCTCGCGGCACTCCTCGACGAAGCCGCCGCGGATGCGCTCCAGGCGGTCCTCCATCGAGCCGGCTGCGGCCTTTGCAACCGGGGACGCGCCTGGCTCAGGGACGTTGGCCCAGCCGAAGACCATCTGCCTCTCGGCGTCGGCCTTGGAGATAGGCACGCCCTCTGCGAGCTTGAAGTCGGACAAGGGACCCTCCAGGAACGGTCGTCGGCGCGCGTAAGCGCTGCGCAACGATCATCATAACCTGAAGCGGGCCAAGAAATGAAAAACCCTCCTCAGGGCGAGGAGGGGTTCGCTACGCTAGATGCTCCTGACGTAGCGCGGTGTGTGCTCCCAGCGGGGCTCTACGACGTGCGACCACCCGGGCGAGAACGGGTGGTGGTGCTTCTCGACGTTGCAGATGTGGTCGACCGTCGGGTCAGCCGCGTCACAGTGCAGCACCCTCAGGTCGCCGCACGCTACGTCGTACTCGGTGTAGGCGCACCGCTCGCTGTTGGCTACGACCTCGCCGTTGCACACGACGGCCTCGAACTCGAGACACCGACATGCCTCAACATGACACGGGCCGCCGTGGCACGGGCTTCGGTGCCCGCACACGCACACGACGCCGTTACCTGGGTAGCCTGTACCCTGGGACTGTGTACAGACGAACACGGGAACTACCCTACCTTTCTGAGGCGGCCGATAGCGTTCTTGATGCGCGACAACAGCACCTCGAGCAGGTTCGGCCTCTTCGGGCCGCCGCCGCTACCTGACCTGTAGTAGATGGTCGTTGCCGTCACGCTACGGGCCTTCGCGTCCAACCGAGCGGCGAGTGGTGCGTGAACACCTCCTCGAACCTGAGCTCGAACCCGATCGGCGTCACGAGGTCGCCTGCGACCTTCAACGGCATGTCGTCGATGCACAGGTCGTCAGGCGTCACGAGCCTCGGGTCCTTAACGAACGCGTCGTCCACCCACGGTGCGACCCAGCGGGCCCACTGCCGCGCGTACATCGTGCCGCCGCCCGACCACAGGAAGACCCTGTCGAAGTGCGTGCGGGCCTCCCAAACCAGGGCCAGAAGCCCGTAGTTGGGGCGCCACATGTCTCGTCCTGCCCCGTAGGGGTTGGGGCCCTCGACCTCCCTGAGGTCGTCACCGAGCCAAAGGATGGCGGTGTCGTCGCAGTCGATGTAGAGGTCCATAAACGTACGTTACCCGTATATCACAGCGCCACGTGTCCACGAACCGGTCTGTCGGCACAGGTGGGGCAGGGAGCCATCCGACTCACGTCACCGGACAGAGCCAGCCATTCAACTTCCCCGCTGCCGTCGCACGTCGGGCACTTCCTACCGGGGACGAACGGGTGGCTGTCGCTGCCGTCGCGCGTTAGACGATGCAGGTTGAACCCGTGCCCGCAGACCGTCCCGTCCTCGCCTTGATGGATGCAGATGTTGTCGCTGGTCATGCGCGGCCCCTGTCCGGTTCCATCTTCATTCGCTCGCGCTCGGCCAGTAGCCGTTGGAGGCGTGCGGCTGTGACCTGAATCTCGTGTTCGATGATGCTGCGCCGGTCGGTCGCGGCAGTTGGAGTCACGTCGAACACCAGCATGTCAGTCCGCATCGTTCACCTCAGTCACCGCCAGGA